GGATGAGAAGGTTAACCTTGCTATGTGTGCTGTTGAATATAAGGAGACAGGTCGTCTCTTTTATGACGCAGCGCACAAGCTGCTGGATATCTACCGAGGTATCCGGCAAGGCAAGAGAGCAGCTCTCAAGCTGTTGAAGTCTGGAATTCGGTCGTCCCCTAACACTTGGATGCTTTACCGGTATGGTATCACACCCTTGGTTAGTGACGTTTCTGCAATATCCGACCTCCTAGGCACATTGCAAGATCGTGCTTTGGTTCGTCGTATAGCGCTTAAACGTCACCTCAGAACCTTCCAGCGTGTCAAGTATACAATACCTGATTCTGCTGTGTTGGATCCGAGTGGTTGGAAGACTGTTGAACAAGATCTTCACACCCGTCGCGTTGCTTACGTCCAGTATCGTAATGATATTGACGCGAACATGCTCGGGCTCTCTAACCCCGCTCAGTTGGCCTGGGAAGTGATTCCCTACTCGTTTGTAGTCGATTGGTTCATTGGGATTGGAGATTATCTCTCGTCCCTTGATGCTTTGAACGCTACGACAAGAGTATCCAGTACAACAACCAAGGTTGGCTTTTCGCGGGAGGTCTGGCCTAGTGGGTATACGGAGGGTCTCGCTCGATCTTACGATCGGGCTACCGACTCTCCACTCACTCCAGACCCTCCCCGTTGGGAGCCGTCCTTGAACTGGAAGCGCCTTACTGATTCCACCGTTATGTTGCGCAATATTGCGCGTTGAAGGAGTATCACAATGGCACAAACCGCTGCAATCGTCCTAAACGATGGTCAAGCTACCCCGGTAGCTGTCACCTTCACCCCTGAAGCTGTCACCCCTGAGCTGTCGACTTTCGTTGACCGCTCTACGGGTGTTGCTTCGAAGTTCCGTCGCCTCTCTGTTCGCTACCAGCCTTCGACGAAGGCTGTAAAGCGTAACAAGGCCTCTGAGTCGTTTTCGTGCCCCGTTTGGGGAACGCTGCCTAGTGGCGCAGAGGGTATCCTCCGCACCAACCGGGCTAGTCTCGTCTTTGACTTCGACGAGAATGCGACTGATGCCGAACGTAAGGACATCTATGCCTTCGTTCTGAATTCGCTGAGTAACGCGCTCACGCGCGGTACCCTGCGAGACCTGGATCCGTTGTACTAACTGATCCGGAGGTCGGCGATGAAACGCTCCACTCAGGCCTCACGGCCTCGGCAGGCTCGGCGCAAGCCGGCCGCAGTGGTACGGTCGAAGAGACCGAAGCTGGGTGAAGAGCTCTTTGAGCTCGAGGTGACAGTCCTCCACAAGGTCTGCAAAGAGGTCGATACCCCGCGAAGTCTTGCGGTCTATCTTCTCTCAAAGCATTCCGAGTGGGACCAGTACTTGGAACTTACGTTCCCCGACCCCTTACTCGACACCTTTGCTGACGATTACCTTGTCAGCGAGATGATGAGTAAGAACCCACGCCTCCCTATCAAACGTGATAGGAAGGGCCTCGCAATCCAGAAATTTCAGGAGACCGAGGTTTCGTGTTGGTTAACTAACGCACGACTGCGCGAGTGCTTTGAACAGCCGGCCAAGCATCATCAGGACCTGCATTGGATTTCCCAGTGCCAGGCTATCTTGCATGAAAGTCTTGGTCCGTTGTCGCGAGCAAAATTGCAGTCTCTAGACGACCTGTTCCGTTTCGGTCCAGGTGCGACTAGTAGCGTTAGTGGGAAGGATGTACTTGCCTCAAAGAAGTACGTGTCGCGTTTGGACGCGACGCCCAGACTTGCACCGTTCGTACGCTCTGTGGTAGGGCGTATGACTGGAGGGGTCAGCATCACTGCTGCCTCTATGGTGACCACAGTTCCCAAGAACGCGAAGGTAGACCGAACGATTTGCATTGAACCCCATGCTAATATTTATTATCAGCTTGGTGTCGGTGCTCTTCTACGGTCCACTCTTGTACGTCTTGGGCTCGATCCCAACCATCAAGAGCGGAATAGGTTCTTCGCTGAGCACGCGGTTGAACGTGGTTATGCCACGATTGACCTTAGTTCAGCGTCGGACACTATCGCTTGGGAGCTAGTCTTTCGACTGTTTCCCGATGATTGGTTCCATCTCCTCCTTCTTGGCCGTACCGACAGGTACTGTCTCGAGGAAGGCGGGCGAGCCGAGACCTTTCAGAAGTTTTCTTCGATGGGTAACGGCTACACCTGGGAATTGGAGTCTCTGATCTTCTACTGTATTGCTCGGACGCTCACCGAAAAACCAATTGCGGTTTTCGGTGATGACCTGGTAGTACCGGTAGAGATCGTTGACTCCTTGATCGAGCGTCTTGAGTTCTGCGGATTCAAGACGAACACTCGGAAGTCCTTCTGGCAAGGGGACTTCCGTGAGAGCTGTGGTACGGACTGGTGGCGTGGACTTGACGTTAGACCTTTTTACCTTCGAAAGGAAACGAAAAGTGCATACTCCCGTTCGTACTACGCCATATCTGTTGCCAATGCTATTCGTTTGTACTCTCACCGTCGCGGCCGTCGCGTTTTTTGCGATAGTCGCTTTCTCCCTGCTTGGCTTTACGCCAAGAGAGAGACTGGGAAGTATCAACGTTCAGCAAACAGTTTCGGGTATGGCGACGATGGACTCATCAAGAACTTCGATGAAGCCATCCCAAGTAGACTCAAGCATGGACACCAAGGGTACCGAGCCCTCGTCTACACCAGACGAGGACGAAGAGCCTCAAGTGATCCTGTCGGAGCCTACCTGGCAGCTCTCGACCGGGGGCCTGAAGTCCGCAATCCGTCCTTAGGTTGGGGTTATAAGCCGCAAGGCAAAACCTTTTCCGAGACGATTCGCGGGTCATTAAGACCCCCGTCCGCAGCTGTGGTACCAGTCTTTGATTGGTATCATCTGGGCCCCTGGGCGTAAACTCAGG